GGCGGACTTCCGCGCTGGCTTTCCTGTCCTGCTCGAGCAGATAATCCTGCATGTCAGGGTCGAGTTTATTCCAGCGGTCAGTCTGGTCCTTCGTCCAAGACCTCGGGAGATCGCGTAGCGGCTTTTCGGCCGGGGCGTCTTCCTGCGTCTCGCCGGTAGCCTCCTCGGGAGGGGCGGCGTTGTCCTCATCGGACAATTCGGGGTCTGCGGTCGCCTCATCAGCGCTCTCGGCAGGTTGATCTTTGGGCTTCCGCAGGCTCGACAGATAGCGAGCGGCTTCGGAAGGGTTCTCGAAACTTGCCGGCGCATCGACCGGGACCGCGGATACAGGTTCGCTATCGCCGCTCGGAGCGGACGTTACTTCGTCAGTCATATGTTTCCCTGTGGTTTGAGTATTCGGGGCTTGGCTATCCCGCTAAGGACCAAGTTATGGTTGGCGCCCCTACGCGCGTTCAGATCAGCCCAAATCGCTTCTTGCGTTCGGCTGTTTCGGCCAGTTGCTTCAGCTCGGCGGCCGCAAGCTTGCCGTCAGTCACGATCCGGTTGAGATGATCCCGGACCTTTCCGACGATGTTGATAGCTAGGAACAGCTTTTCCCGGCCTGATACGTCTTCAATCGTCGTCGCGCGCCAGGCAGCGGTATAAGACTCCTCCAACCCCTTGAACGCTTCGGCCAACAGCTCGTTGTCTAGCAGGTTTTGCGCGCGGACGGCTTTCGCAGAGGCTTTGTGGAGGGCGGATTCGTCAGTCATTGGACGCCAACAATCCGAAATCGACGTTCATCACCCGATCGCGGCAATGAATGAATGCGCATCCTGCGATAGCCCAGATTGAACAGTCGCGCCAAAGCAGCATTGATCTGGCGATCGGCTTCGCGCTGCTGACCGTTCGTGCAAATAGCGTCATGGACCCCACTGACATAGAGGAAGATATCAATCATTGGGTTTCTCTGGCTGCTTCATCTGGTGCTCATGCGCCTGCGCCGATTGCTCCATCGCGGTATCGTGCTTGTGCGCCGTCGCAACCATGTCTAGGGCAGAATGCGCCATGTCCATCCGGTGCTGCTGGTGATCGTGATGCGCCTGCTGGGCAGCGCTGGCGAGCTGGATATGTGCGTCAAGAATCTTCAGCTTGGCCTGCAACGCGGCTTCCGCCTGCTTCGTCATCGCCTCTAACTGCGCCTCGAACTGAGCCAGCTTGGCCTTTTCCTGCGTGGCCTGCGTGTTGGCGGCGGCCTGAGCCTGGATCGCCTGCGTCTTGGGATCAGGCTGAGGCGGCGGCGGCGGATGCAGCAATTGGCCGGTTTGCGGGTCCTTCGCGCTCGGATCGTTAAAGAATTTGTCGGGGTTCTTGTGCCCCATGATCTTGGTGAGTTCGGCAGCGGAGTTGTAGAGCTTCGCCGGGTCTACAAGTTGGGTCATTCCGCCGGCAATCAGCTCCTTCTGCACATTGGCAATTGCCATCTGTTGCGCGAACTGCTGGGCTTTCCCGCCCGAGCCGAGCCCGACATTGATCGTCATGTCGTCGCGGGTTTTCCAGTTCCGCGGATCGACAGAAACCCACTGATTGCGCAGCCTGACCGTCTGCTGCTGCTGGCCGTGCTTTCGGATCGTGCCATGCAATAGCGAGAAGATGTCCCGCACGCCCTCCGCCATGATGCGCGCGATCAGCTTCATGCGCATCTGGGAAGCTGAAAACACCTGTGCAACTGCCGTTGCGGACTGGTTCTGCAGCGCGTTGGCGTCAATGCCCTGCGTCTGCTTGCTGACCCCGGTGCGGGTTTCCAGCTCCGCATCGAGGTATTGCATCATCGGGAAGACTGATCCCGTAATGTCCGGAACCACTTGCCAATTCAGGCCGCCAGCGGTTTTAGTTCGAACCACGCCACCAGGGCGACTAACCAGAAGATCGTCGAGCGTGTTGGGTCCGGCGTTGGCTTCGGAAACTTCGACACGCGGATTATTGTGGAGATAAAGGTTGTCAAGGGCTCCCCGCTTCAGCGCCGTTTTTTCGCGCTGCACTGGCATGACCAGATCGGCAATCGACCGGCCGAAAAACCGATGCGTAACCGGAACCGGCGTAGTCGCGGCGAACGGGATGGCATCAAATTGCGTGATGCAATCCTTGCCGTCCTTCTTCAGGATCTGACCTTGCGCGCCGCCGGTGATGACCTGATACAGACAGGGCTTGCCGTTGCCCTCATAGTCCATCCGAATATAGTGCTCGACGATGCGCACCAGACGCGCCGCGGTGTTCGCGTCACCATTACCGGCGTCGTAGTGCTCGCCAACGGTATCCCGCGCAAGCGTCTCGACCTCGGTGTTGCCGGTGTATTCCTGCAGGCCCTTGACCTGTTCCTCGTCGAATCCCTCCGCAATGAGCTGGGCTTCGGTCTTGGTGACGATCTCATGGAAGCAGTAATTACAATCCCGGATCGACCTGGCGCCGCGCTCGATGCCGAACTCCTCGGGTGGCACGCCCATGACCTTGGCTTGGGCGAGCTTTCGGGTCGTGACGATTGTGACATCGTGCGTCACAGGCAGCGGCGCTGGTGCGGGCGTTTGGACCGGGGGCATCACAGCAGGCATCTGCGGCGGACTCATTGGCGAGCCCGGCTGTGGCGCGTATGGGGCGTTCAAGATGTCGCCTCGCTCTTAGCCTGCTCTGGCCCGTTGTTGACCGTGTGCTCGACGATCTCCAATTGCCCATCCGATTCCGCTACCGCCTGCGCCAACAGCGCAAACTGGTCCTCGGTCAAATCGTAATACGTCTCGCGCTGCTCTTCCTCGCGCTCTTCCCACCAGACCTTGACGATTCCCACTTTCGACAGCAGCGCGTCCTTGATGAACGAGTATAGCACCATGAAGCCGGGGTTCTGCTGCATGAAGACGTGGTTGACGTAATCCGTCTCTTGCTGCGCCGCCGCTTCGTCTTCTTGGCTGACCGGCTCGAAGCGTACAACCTCGTCAGATCCAGCAAAGATATCCATCAGGTTCGGCATCAGGCCCTCAACCGTGTCGCAAACATCGGTCGAGACGGCTTTTGAGCGGCCTTCCTGCGCCGGCATATCCTCGCGCATGTCGCCGTTGTAATAGTCCATCGCCCGCGCGCGCTCTTCGACCAGGCGAGCGGCCGTCATCCCTGCAAGCGCATCGGCGCGTTCGGATGCCAGCATTGCTTGCAGATCGGTGAGCGCCATTTTGGGCATCAATTCCACCTCTGCGGCTTGAGCTTCACCGCGATTTCACCCGCGCAAATCTTCAGGCCGATTTTCTTGGAGATCAGGAGCCACGCGCGGGGCATGTTGCCGGCGCGCAAAGCAGCTCTGATGTCGGCCGTCGTCTCCACGATCTCAGCCGGAATGCGAGCGGTGGCGTTCATGCGTAACCTTGGTTGGCGTAGTTCAGCGGGCGGTTGAAGGCGGCTGCCCTTCCCGGCTCTTCGTAGCAAACAGCCATCAATCCAAACGCATCCGCAGCATGGCTCGACCAATCATGATCAGGACCGAGACCCACATTGCGCGCTTCATCCTTGCGTTCATGGTAGAAACCGAGAGCATCCCTGCCAAGCTCGGTTGTCTCCTTGTTAAACCAAAATTTCGGGCCAAGTCGTCTCACCGCTTCGATCCGCATTGCTGCGGCGCCTTTGCCTTGGTTCTTGACCGGCGGCTCGACGTTAAATCCGGCTTCGCGCAGATGATCTTCGTACCGCTTGCCTGTGATGTTGTTCTCGTTCACGCCATCATGCGGCAGGTAAATGATTGCCTTCTCATAGCCACGCTCACGCAACCAAGCGACATGGAACGCAAGCACTTGGCCGACCGCTTCATAATAGTCTAAGACCCGAATTTCCTGACCGACCCATTGGACGATCCAAATCGTGAAAGCGTCCGCGTTGGCGCCAGATCCGCCGATATCAATAAAAGCCCGCAAAGGCAGAAGAGGATCAGCCTCAACACGACCAATCCGACCTTTCGCGCGAGCTTCAGCGAGGAGGGCTGCGAAGTAAGCGCCCTCGAATGCCGTGGCGTAGCCGCCTTCCCAGACGTGTTCACAGCGCTCGGGGTATTTCTCAAGGTCGATCGCCCGCTCGTCTCTCAGGACCTGCGGAAACCAGGGATTGTCCCTCCAATTGGCTTGGACAACAGCGGCGTTGTCCGGCCGACGAGCACGCAAGAAATCGTCAATCGCGTCCGACTTGCGCCGCGGATTCCAGCTCGCCCAAATCTCCGAGCCTTCCGCACGGATCGTCGGACGCAACATCGTCAGACTGCGCGTTGTCAGCGTTTGGGCTTCCTCAACCCATGCCCGCTTGAAGTTCTCCAGCGACTTGATCGATTCCGCCGTGTAATCCTGCATTCCCTTGAAGATGATGATCCCATCTTTCGGGGTGCGGATTGAATCGTTGTAGACCTTGAACCCGTCAGCTTCGCCAAGCCCGAACTGGCTCAGCTTGTCCTCAATCAGGAGCTTGGCGCTTTCCTTCAGATCCTTCTGCACTTCACGGATGCAGACGCACCGAAGGCCCTCGCCCGTTTCGCCAGGTTCACGTAAACAGTCCTCAACGATCAATCCGGCGAAGAAATGCGACTTGCCCGAACCGCGTCCACCATGCGCGCCCTTGTAGCGGGCTGGCTTGAGCAGCGGCTCAAACACCCTCGCCGTTGGTATCTGCAACGTCCTTGATAACACGCTCGATCCGATGGATGAGTTTGAGGGGGTTGTCTTCGTCGCCGCCGATCGTGGTCGATTGCAGGTCCGGCATGACCTTTTTCAGCAATCCGAGACCCGCGCTAACTTGCGTCGCGCTCATTTCTCTTTTCCCCTCAACGTGTTCTACAAGCGCATTGAGGATATTGCTGTTTTGAATTTTAACCCGGTGCTCGTCCGACATGCGGAAACCGGGCTTACGGCCACGTTCAGACACAACGAGTTACTTCCCAATCTTGTCGAGCAACCCATGCGCCCGGCTGCGAATATTGGCCTTCTCGGATGAGGTCAGGCCCTTGGCCTTACCAACGTCGATCAGGGCCGCTTTGGCGTGGTTCTTGTCGGTGATCGGAAACGATCGACCAGGGCCAGCGAACTTGCTCGCAGGGAGGGCTTTGCGCTGTTTCGAGGTGAGACGAGCCATATCAATTCTCCGTTGCGAAGGATTCGTTCAACCGGTGCTCGATTTCCTCGCTGATCGATCGACCGTGAGCCTCAGCGGCTGCAGCAAGCTTCTCACGCAAACCATTCCGCGTGCGAAAAGTTAGATTGCGATCTTTCTTCTGCTCAGCGGAGAGAGGAGGACGCCCGCGGGCCATTACTGATCCTCCGGGGGCATGTTGCTGATCTGGCCTAGCTCAGCCAGGACCGAGTTAGCCTGATCCTCGATCGATTTAGCCATCGTGTCTGAGACGGTTGCGGTCTGCGTGGCAGCATCATTGAGCTTGCCCACCGCAGCTTGAACCTTTGCAAGGCCGTCTGATTGCGCCTTGGCAACGCCAGCACGAGCCTGATCCAACATGGACTTGAGGCTTGCCGCGAAACTTCCTGGCGCATGAGCGGGCTTTGAGGGCGCCGGCGCTGGAGCGATATTCACCGCTGGGAGCACATCTGTCATGACAGGCTGCTCAGTTTTTTTTTAGTCTGCAGTGCAATGGCCGCAGCTACATGCCCAACCCGAGCGCCAGCCGGAAGCTCGAACTCAACATCGCCCATCCGGTAAACATCGGTGCGACCATTCTGTCCCGCCTGCATGGTCAACTGGCTGATACCCGGTACATGGGCCAGTTCCTGCTTGATCTGGGCTATCCCCATCTGTCTTTCCCGAGCTAATTGGTGGACGGCTTCTGCGAGGTCTGAGGCGTAGAGGCGGAATAGGAGGGGGTTGAAGGGCATGAATGCGCCCAACTGCCGCGGACTGCCCAGCTAAATGCTGAACAGTCCGTGTCTACAGTCCGCTGTGCATGACTTGGGGGTTTTGGGCTCTTCGGCCCTTTCGCAACTCGTGCGAGCGTATCGATCAAGAGATGATTTGGTTAAACCTGTCAAGGCACCTTTCATGAAGCTGGCTTCTTACAAACAGGATGACGCGAGCCGTCAAGAAAAGCGGCCCAAACAACAACTGCAGGCCACTCAACAATCCCTGCTAATATCTCGACCGCCCCCGGTGAATCATCCGCGGGGCATTTATTCGAATATGTTCCCAAGGCAGCGCCCACGATGAAACACCCAACGAACCAATAACCGCAAAGTGCAGCAAAGGGTCTCATCACCCAATCCCCCACAGCTTAGCCAACCGATACCCCGCGTCCCGCAGCATTTCGGTTGCTGCTGCGATCGCCTGCGGCTTGTTCGTCCACCCGATGCTGAACCCGGCTGTCTCCAGCGAATGACCGGCGCAGACGATGTTGTCGATCACAATGCCCGCACGATGGCCTAGCGCGGCCCTAGCATCGCGCCATTGCTTCCGGTGGTGCGCCTGGGCCTCGGTCTTCGCCATGCCGCTCATTGAGCCTGGATCGCTCGCGAAGACGCGGTTTAGATCGGCAGAGCCGACGCCAGATTCCAGACCAGCGTGATGCCAGTGGTGGTGATATTTGCTCAGCGCGGAGTGCTGCGCGCCGGAAATGATCCCCTTGCGCAATGCTCGGTCCAGCGGGTTGTCGTGCATCACGTAGCGCCGGCCGGTGCGCTCGTCGCCGCCGATCGTGAAGTTGTCGCCAGCCGCGGCCAGCCTTTCAGCCGTTGGCACCCCTACCCACTCAGGATTCGGTTTACCCCGTTTCGTCGCCGGAATGCCAACCCTCCGGATATTGCGCTTGCTCACGATTGCCCCCAGCATTCCTAAAATCCTTTGATCGGAGTGTTTTCCCACGCACTCAACGAAACCCAGATCCCCTTGCGACTGTCCGACGATTGGCCGAACTTCCACCACAGCTGGTCGGCGGTTTTGGACCACTCGACGAGCTTGGCATATCGCGAATGCCCCTCGGGAACGAAGATGGTCGCGCGCGAGCCCGCCGGCCGATCGGCAAGCGACGGAGGGGGAAGCCGTTCGGCAATGACCGGTCGGCGCGTTCTAAGCCGGGTCAAATAATCCTGGTGCTGCTCGCAGGCTTCGATGACCTCGCTGATCGTCGGAGGCCATTTCATCCGACGTTGAATGCCAGTCCGAGGATCTGTGACGTAAGTGATCACTTCATCCGGGAATTGCTCGAGCACGGCTCCCAGCGAGAGCATAAACCCTTCTGCGTCAGCGTACTGGTCCGTGCGATAAGCAGAGAACAGAATCTTCTGGCAGCGCAAGATCAGCGCCTGTCTCTGCTTCAAGTTCTGCGAGCCTGCGGTCGATGTGGTCGATGAGGCTGTTAGATTTGGGCGCAGATGTTCCATGGCGTGTCACCGTGATTTTCTGAGATTCTCGGATTTCGACTGTGGGGAGCGGCGTCTGTCGCTTGGCAAACGCCGTCGCAAAGACCTTTTCGTAATAGGTAAGCGGCTTTCCAGGCCCAATGCGGCGCGTTTCTGCGTCGATCAGATCGGCGGTCCACCCAGCTCGCTCCCATTCAAGCGCTCGCCAATCAACTCCGGCATATTCGGGAGGGATCTGGAGCACGTTTTCGAAGCCAAGGGCTTTCCAGAGAGATGAGGCGAGAGCTTTTGATCCTTCGGTAAAGCTGCTCGGCGTCTCGCGCGCGTCTCCTATCCTATCTTCTGTATCTGTATTCTGTTCTCTGGGAGCCGTAACCGTTACGCTCGCGTTACGCCCGTTACGCTTGCGTTCTCTGTAACGCGCCATCCGTTCGGCGGCCGTTTCGTCAACCTTGTCGCTCTTGTACTGCCTACCGTTCCAGTTATGAGGCACAAATCCGGTATCGGTCTTATCCAGCAATCCGGCGGCATGGAGCTGAGCCAACACTTGCGCTGCTTTGGTCGGTGCCATGCGAAGCGTGAAGGCAATATCCTTCAGCGGCGGCAAATTGCCGTCATTTGCCGACGCGACACACATCAGATTGAACCAAGCGCGAAACAGCGAATCCGAAATAAGCTGAAGCTTCGGATCGTTGACCGCTTCATTGTAGGCACGCCACCAATGGTTCATGTCATCCCCAAGGCGTGCATGTAGGTATCGAGGAGGGCCTCTCGTTCTGCTCTATCGTTTGGATCTTGCCGGCGCAGGCGCACGATTTCGCGAAGCACCTTCACGTCCCAGCCGTTTGACTTGGCCTCGGTGTAAATCTCGCCACGGCCGGTCTGGTGATCCTTGATCTCGCCTTCAATGTGCTCGATCCGCTCGACGATACTTTTAAGCTGGCTGTTGTCGCCTATCGCTGACATTTGCGCTCTCGGTTTGCTTGGTTTCGGGAACGCGATGGATACTGGAAGCATTATCTCGGAGGGCCAACGCGGTGCCATCGATCAGGATGTTGGCAAGGTGGGCTTGGGCTATTTCGAACCTAAGCAATTCATCCGAGCCAAAGGGCTGGATGTTCAGCATGTAGCGGCCTGGTGCCGGCGTGGTCAGATAAGCGAGCTTTGCAATCACGCCGCCCTGCTCTCTTTCTTGAGCTGGCGCGTCACCTTGTCCTTGAGGAGCGATTCCAGCTCCGCCCGTCGAATGCTCCGCAATGGCTCGGCCGCTACCAAGGCCCGCAAATGTGCTACCTGGTGCGCCAGCGGAAGCCGCTTGATGCGGTTGGTGACGACGTGGATGGGCGTTTGCTTCATAGCTGCACCAATGCTGTTAGCGCCGCCACATCAGCGGCGAGGTTTTCGTCAATCAGGATTTCCCGGGAGACTTTCTTGACGGCGTGAATGGCCGTCGAATGATCTCGTCCGCCAAAGCGCTTAGCGATTTGCGGTAATGAACGCCTGGTGAATTGCCGGCAGAGGTACATGGCGACATGGCGCGGGCGAATTAGCTTGCCGACCCGGGAATCCGAGATCAGGTCGCATCTCGACAGGCCGTAAAACTGCGCAACTACCTCTTGAATATATTCGACGCCCGGGAGCATGAGCCGAGGCTCTTCTTCCTTCTCGATCAAGTCGAAGAACCACATGCAATGATACCAGTCCCGCATACGGTCCCGCGTCGGCTTAATGGAGGCGACGACAGTCTTGACAACTTCAGGTGCGGGCTTGGTAACACCGAATGGTGTGTTTGGAATTGAATAGGAGCGGTCGGCCTTCGGAGCCAATAGCGCGGCTCTACGGGCAATATCTGCGTGAAACCGTTTGCGACGTTCAACAGCTTGCGCAAGCACACTCATGCGTTTCCCCCTGCTCTGCCCGGCGCCGCTCTCGCGCACGCCATAAAACCCTCTCCGCATCTGCCTCGGTGATGCCGCACTTAGCGGAGATTTCTTTCGTGTCGAATCCGCAATCCCATAGCCAGAGAACGTCAGTCTCTTGATCGACGCTGACCATTAGACCCTCGGTTCCTCCTCTCGAGCCGACGCCGTTCGCGCCGAACCCTCCACCATTCGATCAACAGTCGAAGCAATCGCATCCATCGGTCCCTTGAGCGCTAGTATTCTGGCCCTATCCAACTCGATCTCTGCTTCGACGCGATCACATAACCGGCTGTACTGATCGAGAATCTTCCACCCTGTCGTCCACCCAGGCTCTTTGACTTCACGGCCCTTGATGAATTTACGCAGCCAGCTCGCAGAAGTGCCTAAAGCTGACGCAACAACGTCATAAGCTGCCATCCTAGACCCCGTCTGGCGCTCGGCGCGCTCAATGAGCAATGAGGCTGCCGATCTGGTGAACGCTGCGGTTGGGTAGGTACTCATTGGCTCATTCCGGACTTTTTTTGATCCCACTTGGGAAACTCCATGTGTTTGTTAGGCACATGGATGACGCACACACAGAAGACGATACTTTCGAACCGATCGGCCTGGCCGCCGAGAGGATCGCTAAATTGTTCGACGCTTACTTTTCAAAACGAGACGAAAAAACAGGCAGCGAAAGAACCGACCACGGCGATCACGCCGGCCGAACCGAGAAGGAGCCAAACGAGCACGCAAGAGCCGTCAATCACCGCTTGGCCCAGCTTCGAACGTTTGAGCGCCGGTTCGCTTTGAACAAAGACCGCAAAAGGGTCTGAAAGGTCGCGCAGCGTTGCGTCGGCGCGGCGGGCGTCCGATCGGTGAAGCTCCCCAGCGATCATTGATCGGACGCTCATGCTTCAATCTCCTGCTTTGAGGGATTGAGCATGGCGGTGAAGATGGAGATGTCAGTTTTGCGCTCGACGAGGGGACGGAAGCGACGTGAAGAGAAATATGGCTCCAAACCAGGAACCTTCAAATGAGACGCGCCGTCGGGCGTTTTGCAGATATCGACGATTTCGTAGACCGTCATTTTCTTGAGCGGGCACGATCGAGAAGCATTGCAATAGCTGCTGCGGTCATCCACACAAACCACTTTCTGCCCAACCCGGAATGTCACGACACCCTCCATCGAATGAGCTTGCCAATCGCGATCCCGACCGGGATTTGCGCGAGGAAGTAGATCGTGAGCGCGATTTGCCACCACGTCATGCGAGCGCTCCTGCAACCGATGCGTGATCACGGGAGTAAGCTGTACTGAATTTCCCGAAGTATTTTAGAGAAGCCGCTTCGTACGCGGCTCGCGCCAACTCGGGAGTGGGAAAATATCCAATATGGATGTTTTTCCCATTCACACAAATTTTCGCGTAATATGGATTAGTTTTATTGTGTGGACGCAAGTGATAGCCGGTCTGCCCGCGATTCCTGCTATTTTCGGTCCTAGTCGCCTCGCGAAGATTTACGATCGCGTTATTGGCTGGATCGCCATCGATATGATCTATTTCGCTCGTCGGCCAAGCCCCAGTGTGAATCAGCCATGCAAGGCGATGAGCGCGATATCGCTCTCCGCGGATATTAATTCCGATGTATCCATGGGTGAGCTTGAATCCCGCCACGGACCCAGCTTTTCGGCTCCGATACGAAACGCGCCAAGTGAAGATTCCAGTCAGGGGATCGTAATCGAGCAGATCAAGAACATCTTCAAGGCGAAGCCGCTTTTCGTACTTCCCGATCCGCGCCCTCTTGCATATTTTTTTGTCTCTACTTGTCATGCCGCAGTCTCCTTCTCGGAGTCCGCGTTTGCCGCCTTCATGCCCCACAGCGAATCCGGCGCACGCTTTCCAGCAGCGGCCAGAGCCTCGGTCATGACGACATACGTATTCGAAGGGAAAGCGCCGGCTTTCTTCCACATCGAGATGGCGCTCGGCTTGCTGCCAGTCAGAGCCTCGAGGCCGCTATTGCCGCCGAGAGCGTCAAAAACATCGGATGCGGTATGGAGAATTTCGAGGTGCATAGACCCCCTACTAATTCAAATTTCTTGAAACTGCAAGCTTCAAATAGCTTCGTTACCAAAAAATTTGAAATTAGGGCACTCTTCAAAGCTATGACAGCATCGAAGAAGGGCGGCAGATTCTCCCCAACTGCCATAAGGATGCGGGCCGTGAGGCGAGCTTCGCCCTACCCGACGCCGGCCGCTTTTTGTGAATTTCTTGGAATTAGCACCTCAAGGCTGTCGAACGTTGAAAACGGTCTGCCGTTGAGCAGAGGCTTGCAGGACATCATCGTACGAAAGCTGCCCTGGGTAGCTCGAGGATGGCTCGTGGATGGCGATGAGAACGCCATTTCCGGGCATGCGCTTCAGCGGCTGGCCCCTCTAGTTGCAGAGGAAAGCGATACAATGGCGCCGCGCACCCGATCACCGTCCCGGTCGAAAGCCGAGAGCGCCGGTTGATCCACCAAGAAGTTTTCCACTAGCTGTTTCGCGAGTTCCAGAACCATCAGCGCGTCACCTGGCTCCTCTGGGAGAGCTGCCACGATTTGAACTGCGTGCCGCCGATGCCAAGCTTCCTGCATTTTGGGGACCCCTCCCACTAATTTCTGATTTTCAGAAATAGAACATACCAGAAACATCGACGCAAGTATGTTCTCAGCCCATCGTGGAAGTGTTGAGCAGTTCGCGTTGCGATAGCAAGCTTTAGAGTGTCCGTTTTGGACGCTCATATTGGCAAAATTCATCGACAATTCTAATGAGTTTTCCCTGTCTATCTGGTGTTACAGCACCTTCTGCAAGATGGTAGTTGTGCCCAAATCGTTCGATCTTCTTTAGTTTAATGAGTTCCTCGAGACGCCTATAAATACTGGCGCGAGGAAGGCCGCAGTACGCGGCTATCTTGGTGACTGTGGTCGGCCGCCCCTCGGCATCTCCCAAGAAAACGCTCATCAACACCAGCATGGTTTCAAGATCGGTTCCGAACGTTTTCCGGTTGGGGAAAGCTAACTCGTAACTGGCCCGCGTCAGCCCCAAATACATGCGAACGAGGTGGAATCGCTCGACCAGATCGTGGTCGGGGACATGAAGTTGCGGGTTCCGAAGCTTCAAGCGCGCCATTCCGTGCACTTAGGCACACAGCCCGTACTTTTCCGGGCCTCGACTTTCCATAATTTCAAATTTTTTGATTTAGCCTATTGCTATTTCAAATTTCTTGAACTACTGTCCTGTCATCAACGAAGCAGATCGGACACGGACATGAAACCCCTCACCCTCGCCACCGGCCAGATCCTCCCGCTCAAGAACGGCTTCCTGCTCCGCTATCTCGGCCACGGCTCTTTCATCGTCGGTGAGCGCCTTTACTCGACCGAGCAGGCAGCTCGCGAGTTCTGCGCCGCGCGCGGCATTCGGGTGATTTGAGGAGACGGACAGATGGCCAAGTCATTCACATACAAGTTCGACGAACTTCCGCTCCTGATAGTTGATGGCCTTGAGGTCTGTCTGATCAGTGGCTCGGTCGATATTGAATACGACCGTGGCGGCTGGTGTCTCGTACCCGACAGCATTTGCGTTGAGGGCTACAAGCGCCTGTCCTTTGCGGAGCGCGATGCTGGCGTAAGTCCTTGGGTCTACGTCAAGGCACCGATCGGGGTCTCCCGCACTATCTCCCGATGCCTTGAGAATGAATGGCGCGACAGGGTTCAGAGCGCGGTTGAAGATCAAATCGATGAGGACCGCGAAGCCGCCGCTGACGACTACGCCGACATGAAGCTTTCAGAGCGGATGATGGGGCTCGTCTGATGACCTCCCAACAGCTCGCAGACTGCCTTTTAGCTCAATGGCAAGAACTCTGGCGCCTCTCCCCTCCTGAGCGCCTACGCCGCATCGACGAGATAGCGGAATCCTTCCTGGACGAGCAATTGCGCCTCGTTTCGATCGAGATGGAGAAAGCAGCGTGAGCATTCAGACCTTAGAGAAGGTAAACCTCGTTCCCCAGGCTGATGCGCCTGTCAGCCAGCTCCCGGCTCAGTCCGAGACTACGGCGGTGCTGCACATGATCGAGCGCATGGCTCGCGATCCCTCCGTGGACATGGAGCGTTTGCAGCGCTTCATGGAAATGCGCAAGGAAATCAGGGCCGAGGAAGCCGAGCGCGAGTTCAACGAAGCTATGGCGACCGTGCAAGGCAAAATGCGAGCCGTTGCGGCCGACGCCAACAATCCTCAGACCAAGAGCAAATACGCGTCTTATTTCGCCTTGGACAAGGCAATTCGCCCGATCTACTCGGCGGAAGGACTTGCCCTCTCGTTCGATACCGAGGATAGCCCCAAGCCTGAGCACATCCGCGTCGTTTGCTACGTCACGCGAGGCCAGCATACCCGAAAATACAAGATCGACATGCCGGCCGATGGCAAGGGCGCCAAGGGCGGCGATGTGATGACCAAGACGCATGCAGCCGGCTCGGCATCGACCTACGGCCAGCGCTACTTGCTCAAGATGATCTTCAACATCGCGATTGGCGATGATGACGACGGAAATGCAGCCGGTTCTGGCGACAAGATCAGCCTCGAGCAAGTCGAGGAGTTGATTGCTCTCTGCGATGAAGTCGCGGCCGACAAAGAGGCTTTTTGCAAATATTTCCGCATCGAAGGCATTGCGCAAATGCCGGCGAAGGACTTCCCCCGCGCCATTGCCGCGCTGAACAAGAAGCGGGGCGCGAAATGACCGAGATCATTCAGGGTACGGATGAGTGGAAGCAGCTTCGGCTTGGCAAGGTCACGGCCTCCCGCGTGGCTGATGTCATCGCCAAAACCAAGTCAGGCTATAGCGCCTCCCGCGCGAACTACATGGCGCAGCTTATTGCCGAGCGCCTGACCGGCACAGTCGCGGAATCCTACACCAATGCTGCCATGCAGCACGGCACCGAGACCGAGCCGGAAGCGCGCTCGGCTTTCGAGTTCTACCAGGGTGTGACGGTCCAACAGGTTGCGTTCGTTCCTCACCCGAAGATTGACCAAGCCGGCTGCTCCCCTGACGGCTTGGTTGGCGACGATGGCCTGGTCGAGATCAAGTGCCCAAATACGGCGACGCATTTGGAAACCCTCCTCGGCCAAGCCATCCCATCCAAATACGAAGCGCAGATGCAATTCCAGATGGCGTGCACCGGCCGGAAGCATTGCGATTTCGTCTCTTACGATCCGCGGATGCCTGAGCACATGCGGCTGTTCGTGAAGCGCCTGCAGCGCGACGATAAGCGGATTTCCGAGATCGAGGAAGAGATTGCGTCGTTCTTGCTCGAAATGGCCATCAAGCTTTCTCAGCTCAATAGCTTGTATGCGGAGGCTGCATGAGCCGCGCTCAAGTCACCCTCTGCAGCCGGGCTGAGCGCGAGAGAGCCGCGCGCTGGATCGACCAAGCCCCGACCGGGACGCGCGTCATCTTCAAGGAGTCGAAGCGCTCGACAGCGCAGAACGATCGAATGTGGGCGATGCTGACCGACATCGCAATGCAGCTTCCTTGGCACGGCATCAAGCTTTCGCCTGACGACTGGAAGCTGGTTTTCCTCGACGCGCTCAATCGGGAAATGCGTCTCGTTCCGAATATCGACGGAAACGGTTTCGTAAACCTTGGCCGCTCGTCCTCGAATTTGAGTAAGGCCGAGTTCACGCAGCTTATCGAGCTGATGCTGGCTTTCGGGGCCAATCATGGCGTGACATTCCACGATCAGCCCGTGACGGAGGCAGCATGAGCAGAACCGTCACCGAATGGATTGGCCGCAATGACAATGCTCCGATCCCCGATCGCGTCAAGGAACGCGTAGCGTACAAGTCTGGCGATTGCTGCAAGAAATGCGATCGCAAGATCGAGGGTAAGCTTCGGGCCGAGTTCGACCATGCGATTCCGCTGATCCTCGGAGGAAAGCACGCAGAGAGCAATCTGCAATTGCTCTGCCACGAATGCCATTCCGCAAAAACAAAACTCGACGTGAAGCTCAAGGCAAAGGTCGCCCGCGTGCGCAAACGTCACCTCGGGATCAAAAAACCTCGCACCATTCGCACCTGGCGCCGCTTTGACGGAACGCCGGTCTATGCCGGGAGAGATCGATGACAGATATCCAAGACGCTCCTGCTCAAGGAACGCAAACCGCTTTCCGAAAGAAGCCGGTCGTGATCAATGCCGTCCTTTGGGATGGCAACCTTACGACGGTTGAGCGCCTGGGTACGTATTCCGGGACGGTCAGCCAAGACCTCGGAGCCAAATCCCTGCAGATCGAGACGCTAGAAGGCGTCATGACTGCACAGGTTGGCGACTGGATCATCCGCGGCGTCAAAGGCGAGCTGTATCCCTGCAAGCCGGACATATTCGCCGCGACCTACGAGCCGGCCCTCGCCCCCACCCCTCCGTCTTCCGAGCCGGTCGCGTGGCAAATCCGCGTGCGCGAGGGATGCAAGACCTATCACGCCTATACTGAGCGGCTGCCGTTCGAGCCGGACGTCAACAGCGGCGTAATTGCGATCAGTGAGCCCGTTCCCCTCTACGCCCACCAGCCTGCCGCCGGTGCAGAGCGGGAGGAGTTCAAGGTTACCCTGTGTGATGACGGCGCATGGATGGTCCACACGGAAGGCGACGTCATCTGCTACGCCGGACAGGGCGATGAAGAGCAGAAGGCCCATCGGATTGCTGCAGCCCTGAACGCTCCGCACTCTCCCGTGCGGAGTGGGATGGAGAAGGCAAGTGCGAATGGTTTCGGCTGCGTCAAGCCAGACAATGACCGGCAGGTGTTCTTCTACGAGCAGGATTTCTACGTCCTGTCGAATTTCTCAGCCTTTTCCTTGCAGTGGAAGGATCGGCACTTCGACACGTCAGAAGCCGCCTACCATTGGGAAAAGTTCTGCGGCCTTGAACCAAATATCGCCGTCAGAATCATAGAAGCTCCATCTGCTCACGCCGCTTTCAAGCTTGCCGAGAAAAACAAGCATTTACGCCGTTCTGATTGGGATGACGTGAAGGTCGAGATTATGCGCGAAATCCTGCGCGCCAAGGCCGACCAACATGAATATGTCCGCCGCAAGCTTCTCGCGACCGGCGACCGAGAGTTGATCGAAGACTCTTGGCGAGATGACTTCTGGGGCTGGGGTCCGAACCGAGACGGCAAGAACATGCTCGGCAAGCTCTGGATGGAAATCCGTGCCGAACTCCGCGCCGCCCTCAAGGGAGGCTCCCATGAGTGACGGTGACGCAGCGAAGCTGGCGGATGAGCTGTTGCCGTGCCCGCTATGTAATAGCGCAAACGTCGATCTAGGCTCTTGCTTTATAGAAAATGGGCCACGTCAAGCGGCGGTCCGCTGCCGAGATTGCGGTTGTCGAGCAACGAAACACGCGTGGGATAATCGCGCATCCATCCCCCGAGAGGCGGAACTGAGGAGGGCGCTGGAGAAGGCCCGAGCACGCATCGAATACCTTGGCGCGGCCTGCCATGACGCTAGGCACTTCCAAGCAAATGCAGACGTGTTCCTGCCAGAAATCGATCGCGCCCTTTCCTCCGAGGGCCAGGAGAAGAAATCACAGAGTTCTGACGGCGGCGGGGAAAGCAGACCCGCTGGGACGACAGCAAGTCTCGATAGAGGTGGAGGGCCAGCGCAGGTAAAAGCTGCGTCGGAGGTGTCCGCGCCAGCGAATGCTGGGCGAGCCCTGGATGGCTGCGGTGCAAGTCCGCACTCGGAGAAATCCGAGCCCAAGGTTCGGCCTCTTGTCGTAAGCGGAGACACAGCCGGAGTAGCGCCCGGCCCGTCAGAAGCCCTTGCGCTCCACGAGGGAGAGCGGGAGGCGGTAGCCAATGTGGACGAGATATCGCGCCTGATTGGCGAGAAGCTTGATATCGAAACGAAGGGGGTATTCCAATCAAGTCCGTACGACATCGCCATTACCGGCATCAAGGAAGCCGCTGAGGCCGTTGTAGCTCGATTTTGGCGCCGCTCTCCGCCTGAGACGTGCGCCTGGCAGCCGATCGAGACGGCGCCCCCGAAAGGCCAGTTGATCGACGTGTGGACTGTCGGATGGGGCGCGGAGCCGCATCGCGTCTCGGATTGCTACTACGACAACATTTGCGGCGAATGGCGAACAAGCCGCCATTCCGGCACCGGCCAACTGCTTTGCATACCAGAACGCTTCGTCACCCACTGGATGCCCCTCCCCGCCGCGCCCGACACGGAGGGCCGGTAGATGAGCGATCTGCTTCCCTATACCTATGGTTATCAATATTCACACGGCGTCCGCTTTAACGGCGGTGGCGAAATCAACGGCGAGCGCCCATCCGGAACAGTTCCCGTCTATAGCCAAAGGCAGGTTGACGAGCTTGTCGCCGAACTTGAATCACTCCGCGGCAAGCTGAGGGAGGCTGAGGAGAAATTCGCCCAGGAGGTCATCCACAAGCAGGACATCCGCGACCGGCTGGCGAAAGCTGACGCACTGGTCGAGAAAGTGCGGTCCACCATTAAATGGACCAACGAAGTTTATCCCTCCCGCATCTATGCCCAGGGCGCTCGCGTCGAACTGACTTGGGACGAATTCAATGCCATGCGCGAGGCCGCGGGTTTTAAGCCCGCAAAGCGCATCGGAGATGAGGAAGGCAATGCAGGCATCAATCACCGGCTCCGCGTGCGGATCAAGGAATTAGAAGCCCAGCTTGCGCTTTCATCGACAGGGTGCAAGCCATGACCACCACTTGGCACAAGACCCCATTCGGGGACGCCTTGCATGTCGAGGTTCCGGCCGACTGCACAGCTATTATTGTCGGAGTGCACAAGCACCAATGGATTCCGTTGAAGATATTGCTGCCTCACCAGCTTTATCGCGAAACCATTGAACGTCTGTTGTTGGAAAATGACGCAACCGAGCTTGTCGTCATCCCCTACGATTCCAAGCACTTGAAGTCGTTCAAGGCAGACGAACTTTTCCCGACGCTCCCCTCCCCAGAAAGAACAGGTGCAAAATGAAAGCCGATCTCAAGGCTAAGTGGATCGATGCGTTGCGGAGTGGCGAATACCAGCAGACGGATTCGGTACTTCACACGGTTGTGCAGGGCGAGGATCGTTATTGTTGCCTCGGCGTGCTCTGCAAGGTCATGGGCGCTAAATTCGACGAGTGGCAGGACTACGACGATTACGTCTCCTATGATCATGTTCCGATCCTAGACGACCGTATGCTTGCCGATGGGGATGCCGAAGAGCTTAGCCAGGAAGTCTGCCGCGAGCTTGGGATAGTCGATCATCAAAAAACGCTGATCCAGATGAACGACGGGAGCGAAAAGGATTCGCTGCCCAGCAAATCCTTCGCCGAAATCGCTGATTACATCGAGGCCAACATCCCGGCCGATGCGATTGAGCTCTCTCCAACGGAGCGAGCATGAACCGCGATTATATCGACGTGGCCGCGAACGCCCAGATCGATCGCCGAGAAAGACTGCTGCGCGACGTGATCCGTAGCGGCGGCATCGACAATTGGTCTCACCTTCATTCGCACGGTCACCGTTTCCCGACTGTTAAATCAGCGGTTTTGAGCGGCTATCTAACCGAGACGCGAGCTTACCACTACGAGGTCACCGACGCTGGCCGCTGGTACATCGATAGCTTGGCGGTCGCTTCGCAGAAGTGCGGAGGCGAAAATGCCTGAGCGCGTTCAACGCAGGCGGTCCGCGGGCTGGAAGATGCCGGAGAATACAGTCTACGTCGGGCGGCCCGGGCCATGGGGAAATCCGTATGCTCCGGGCGATTATCTCGACAAGGGACCATACGCAGGCACTTTCGTTCGCGATAACGTGCACGCCGTGGTGCTGTTTAGGGAATGGGCCTTGACTGCGATGCGCGGTGAAGCGCGGCCGCAGGACAATGGCGATCGGGCGCCCACAAAATCGGAAGTGGCGAAGGCGCTGGAATCTCTTCGCGGAAAAAACCTTGCTTGCTGGTGCCCCCTCGATCAGCCCTGCCACGCCGACGTTTTGCTCGAGCTGGCGAACGGGCCGCAGCTCCTTCACGAGGATGGTCGGCAGCCGTGACCCTGGCAGACGACACCCTGCTAACGCTCAAGGACGCCTGCGAAATCTTCTTCGGCGGCAAAGTCACCGTGGCAACATTGAAGGCTGAGCACGCACGCGGGAATCTTGACATTTCGAAGATCGGTCGCGCCTATTTCACGACAATCCGCAAGCTCAGAGAGATGGAAGAGAAATGCCGCGTCGAAGCTCCGGCCCGAAACTCTGGTTTGACAAGAAGCGCCAGACCTACACCATCATCGACGGACGCAAGCGCGGCCGCACAGGCTGCGGCCCAGGCGAAATTGCAAGAGCGGAAGAAGCTCTTAGGGATTACATCGCGTCGAAGCACACACTGAGGGACGGCCCGAATCCCGTCTTGGCTGACGTGTTGAGTGCGTATTCCGATGAGAAGCTGGCCGGCAAGGTCAGCGAGGCTCACATTCTCTATGACATCGGCCACTTGAATAAGTGGTGGGGCGCCAAATGCGTTTCGGACATCAACTCCGCCAACTGCAAAGCCTACGTTCGGCACCGCAAGGGGATCGTCTCGGCCCGGCGGGAACTGGCGTTCCTCGGCGCCGCGGTGAAGCATTGGCATGCCGAGCATGGCCCACTCGCCGCGATTCCTACAATCAACCTGCCGGCCGCGCCGCAGCCCCGCAAGCATTGGATGACGCGCGAGCAGGCCGCCAAATTTCTATGGGCCGCTCGCAAGACCCCTCACCTCGCCCGCTTCTTTCTCATCGGGTGGTACAGCGGAACCAGACGCGCGAAGATCTGCAGTCTTACCTGGTCGATGATCAACCTGAAGACCGGCATCATGGAACGGTTACCGCCCGGCATGACCGAGCCCAGGAACAAGAAGGCTCCCCCGATGCGGATGGGCAAACGGCTGATGGCGCACCTGAAGCGTTGGAAGCGGATGGACGGCAAAGGCGCCGAGTTCGTGGTGCACTTCCGGGGCAAGCAGATCAAGCGGCCCGTTCGATCATGGGAACGGGCCAGGATTGCCGCCAAGCTCCCCAAATACATCACGCCGCACGTTCTGCGGCACACGCGGGCCACCAACATGATGCAGCAGAAAAAGGATCCATGGGAGGCCGCAAAGGCCCTCGGGATGTCCCTGGAGATGCTGACGAAGGTTTACGGCCACCACCACCCGGACTGGCAGAAGGACGTCTCGGAGACCCGTTAGGTTACCGTAGGGTTACCCACAGCACAGAAAACCCTATAAAAAGGCCGCAAATCAGCGTAGAGTCTCAAATGCTGGATTTTAGCCGCATATATCCCAACTGAGCAAAATCAATGACTTACGATTCCCAAAACTCACCGCAAATGACGAACACATGCGGAACATCAGGGGGTAGCGTTACCGTAGCGTTACCACACCGAGAGCAGCCTGTCCGTATCCAGCGCAAGCGAAGCAAGGACTGGCGGATGCCGCCGAACACTGTCTACGTCGGGCGCCCGACGAAGTACGGCAATCCCTTCAAACCAGGTGATTTTCATCCTTACGCATTGCCGGAAGACCTCGCGACTGAGGCGGGTCGGGAGGACATGCGGATTGATGCTCAGTGCGCCTGCGACCTCTATCGGCTCTCCTATGCCACGGGCTGCATGATGGCTGGCGAGATGGGTAATCCGTTCCCTGAGCTCACCGGCAAGAACCTCGCCTGCTGGTGCCCGCTCGATCAGCCCTGCCACGCCGACGTTCTTTTGGAGATCGCAAACAAATGACCGACATCACCCACGCCTACGCGAAGATCATCGCCCTTCGGAATGCCCACTTGGGCAACCCGGCGATCCGCTCGCACTGCAATCTGACCCTGAAGCAGATCACCAATTTCGAGCGGGCCGATGAAGCCGACCGTCCCATGCTCGCCGGCCTGATCCGCCAGACCATGACCGAGCTTTCCAACCTGCTGCCGGGGGAGAAGTGAAGATGGTGCCAATGAGCCTCTTTCCTGCTTGCGCGGCTTGCGAACAGCAGCCGGCTCTCAATTGTCCGCACGCCTTTTGCGCCTTCCGCGGCTATCTCCAGGATCAAGAAGACCGACGCGAGATCGCGCGCATCATGAGCCTGTCTGACGCCGAGATTTGCGCAGAAGTAACGCGGGACGGGGAAACACCTGAATCCGTCGCGGCAAAGTGTCGGGCCATTTTCGAGCGGGCCTGCGCCATCGTTGATGAAAAACAACGCAAGGGAGAGTGAAGATGAGCATTTTTATGCGCCCCGACAGCGATGTCAGCACCCTCGGTCGGGAATACCTGGAGCAGCGCGTTCGCAGCATGCAGGAGGCCGTCGATCGCGAGCAGTGGCGACAAGAGGACGGCGAGGCGCGGCGGCCTGAATATTGGGTGGGTAGATTGCACGAAGCCAAGATCGCGATGAACAACCTGTCGCAGGGCTTGGAGCGGCAAGGAGACCATTTCGTCTTGAAACAACGCGCCGCCTATCGGCAGGCCAAGGGGGAGTGAAGATGGACAAAATCGTCTTGGGCGTTGGAATCGGCGCGATTGTAGCGACGCTGTTCTTCCAGGCAGCCAGTCGAAATTTCTGTACCGGCTATTGGAATACGTCGACCCACACCTGCCGCCCCTTTTGAGAGAGCGCAAAACCATGACCGAATCCAGATGCATCCTGTGCGGCGAGCCAATGCCGGAAGGCGAAGAGGTATTCAAATATCACGGCTACAGCGGGCCATGCCCAAAGCCTCCATTGCCAATGCCCAAGCACGAGGTGGTCGCTGAATACGCCTTTTATGACGATCCGGACGGCAGTCTTTGGATCACGGTGAAGGCCGACCGCCAGTGGCGAGAGCCGCTTGGCCCATTCGACACCGCGACGGAGCGCCAGCGCGCTTTCGACGACCTGATGGCGATGATGCGATCGGTCGGCGCGAAAGACCTGCCGTCCTTTCCTCAGTAGCGAGCAAGCAGCCATGGCCTTTATGGACCGATTTTCAACTCTCGACGACCTGAGAGGGCGGAACCGTTCCGACCCTTTGAAGATTCTCGCCGTACTCGAAAAGGCCGGCCGATTTTCCTGTTTCGAAGTCGACAATCGGATGGCGGGAGCCATGACGTGGCTATGCAATTCGAGCGGCTGGATCGAATGCCAGAATGATGAAGTGGTGAAGGATAAGGACGGTTACGGGACAAGCACGCGCAGCCTTTACCCGTGGACTCTCGTCAAGTTGACGGCCGCCGGGAAAGCTGCGCTCTCGAATGGAGAGTAGGCAGCCATGCTTGTCCGGCCAGTTCTCTTGCTGATTGCGTGCTGGAACGTGCCCGGAGGATGGGGCACTCCTCGCGCTTCTGATTGCCGTATCTCTTTTCTTTGAATGAAACTTCTGAATGGATAACACTAATGAGCAACGTCACAGACTTTCCCACTAAGCCCGAACGTGACCTAATCGCTGAGATGACAGGACCCAAACAGGGTGGCCATTCAGTTATTATCGATGGACGGCTCGTTCCCCATCTTGCGATGATGGACAATGGCGACACAATCGACTTCGTCCTCGACGGCAGACTGATCTTTCCGATTGCCAGAGAGCACGCCTGGCAGGCCGCATCTTTTGCTTTTGCTGCCATGGCAATCGGTGCGGGATTCGCTCATCCTGCGCACAAACACTTCACCCAGCGAGCGTTTGCGCCGGAATGTGTCGATCTGGGCTCGCTTCCGCAATCGTGACCGAAGAACTCAAATATGCCGCTAACTCTGGCCGACTTTGCCGAGACCGTCGAATGCAAATTGAAGAAGATTGCCCGCGCTGGCGGTTGCGATGTCTACTTTTGTTCGAACTGTCGGTATTCCAGATTCATCAAGCGGGGTGTGCCGAAGCCAACGTGCCAAGTACGCGCCATTCTTGAGCAGAAAGTGTCGCCATGACCAAGATGACCCGCAAACAGCTCGACGAAGATTCTAAGCGCTTCCAGGAGTGGCTGACCCGCGGTCCCGGAGAGGTTTACTATGGCGGGATCATCAAGGCTGCGGCTGGGAATGAGAAGCGGCGTCTAAATAAGAAACTGGCCACGCTCAATCTTTTCCCTCACCTTGAACACGAGGACAAGGCGGCACTGGAAAAGGCCGAGCAGGCGTGGCACGAGGGTGACAGGCGAGTGAAGCGCGCCCGGGCTAGAAAAGCAGCCATTGATGATTTGCTCAACGCTGACGCCGGCCTAAAAATCACCGCCGACGACCTCAAGCCACCTTCACGCACCTAAATAGGGAGAGGACAATGACTGAGATGGTTGAACACGTCGCTAGGGCGATGCGCAAGCGCCGGATTGAGCTATTAGGAAACACGCCAGCCGATCCACTAGATGAGCCGAACTCGACTGAGCTCGCGCTTGCCAGTGCGGCGATCAAGGCCATGGACCAATGGCGATTTAATCGAGCGGGCATAGTCCGGAAAGAGCAGCCGGACAAGTTCCGCCTTGATGGCAGCGCTTCTTGGCAGTCCTAAGCCAAGAGAGGACGACCATGGATAACGAACTAGAAGCGGCAATTGATCAAGTCGGGCGCGACCATGTTTTCCTTCGTGCCCAAGCTCACGGATGGGGCGCGGGCTCAACACCGCCGGCATGGGTTTGGTGGGGAATCGTTCAGGAGTTGAAAGACGGCGTTCCGCCCCCGGCGCCAAGAGGCGGCATATTTGATTTCCTCGGAATTTGAACCATGAAGCATCGCTGGCGAGACACCTTCCGAAGCCGCATATTCTGGAAAGCGTTTTTTGAAGGGATGGCTCTCGTGCCGCTCTGGCGCCGACACTCCCCCTGAGTAACCACCATGGACCCCACAGCCCAGATCCTTCAGCACCTACACGACAGCGAGATCAACTTCATGATCGTTGCATTCTGGGACTGCGGATTCCGGGTGTTGCTGGGGGACGAGCTGAACGGGTTCGAGGCGGAATATCGGTCTCAATCATTTGCTGAGGCCGTCCATTGGCTTGCGGCTACGGCGCTGAAGAAATATCCCGAGAGCGACTTTGCCAGGAAATATCGCCCATGAACCGCATCGGCCGCCGGACACTGTTTTGCATGGCCGTCCTGATCGTCGTGGCGATTGGGTGGAAGTTGGGGCATTGACCGCCCGCCTCCCCGGCGGAATCATGGGGGATGGAACTATTTCTCCGCAAGGTCGATCATCCCCAAGCCCGAGACAATTACCGGGTGATCCTCAAGACGGAGACCGAGGAATTTCAAATAGGATCGATCGGCGTACAGACCTTCACCAGTTCGGATTCAGGATGGGTGTGGGGTATTGATACCGTGGTGCCGATGCGGGCGCATATCTCAGAAGGCCGTGGGCTGGACCGGAAGGATTGCATGGCTCAGTTCAAAAAGGCTTGGCAGGCACATTGCAGCGAAGCAGGCTGGCTTGATGAGTTCCTGGCGATGAAGCGGAAGCGTCGGTGACCTGGTCCCGCCGCTTCGACGACCCGATTCCGGGGATGACCACGCTCCGAGACGCAGCAGCCTATATCCAGAAGCTGCCCAGATCGAAGCAGGAAGCCCCAGAATGGCAGGCGGCCTGTGAAGCTCTGATCATGGCGGCGGAAGGTCGGGGCCCCTTGCTTCACGCCCGTATCGGGATGCTGAGGGCGTTGAATGCGGGGAAGCCGGACCCGAAATTGAGCCCGAGGAAGAAGAAGGTTAAGACGTTTATGATTGTCAGGTAGCTTGGCAGCGGCGGCAACGTGGGGTAGTGGTTGGGGTATATTGTCCTAGGAGAAAGCCATGGATTGGCGGCTAACACCTTATGTTGCGATCGTGGTGCTGTTGGTCGCCCTCTTTAATGTCTATGAATATCGAAGGCGCTCTCGCTTATCTGCGAGAGAGCGCTCCGAAGAGGACGCGAATATCCAGCAGGCTATGAACGAAAGACTTGGATTTTAGCCAGATCAAGGGACCAAGTAAGCGTCATACATATCGCCTCCGAGGCTGACCTGCCCATTCCCATCGTAATGAAACGACGCGCCGCTTTGGGTCGAATACGACGTGGTGTTGATCGTTCTCACAAGACCTCCCAGCGACCCGTTCACAGCATCTTGTGCAGCTTGCACCGGAGGGGCGTTATGCCAAACGCCGCCGGTCTGATTTTCAACGCCGCCATTATCGATCCTGCCCACGAGAATTTTAGTCTGATCATCACCCCAAAAGCTAAGCATTGCGGACAGCAATGGCGGAAGGTTGGTCGCGTAACGTTCAGCTAGGGCTAGATCGCCGTTAGCGTCAGCTTCTCCCTGCATCCAAAGAACAGCGCGAACTTTCGGCTGCACGAGTTGCGCCTTGGCATTCGAAATAAGAGTTGTAACTCCATCGAATAACCGCGTACCGGTATACTCAACAGATGGAGGACACCAGCTGCTTGGCGTAAATGAAGCGTCAAGTCCCGTTCCTCCGACCGCGCCGTGAATGATGTAGAGCGGCTTGAGCGGATTGTCTAAGCGCCATCTGTACGCAAATTCGACATGTGGCCCCCAAGTCGCAGCTCCGGTTGGACTTGACGCCGTGATGGGGTCTGTGTTGACTCCGTTTTGCATAACTACAAATTCGGAGCCGTTCCAAATTAAAACTGATTGATCTGGAGATCCATTCAGCGGGCTTGGAAGATCGGAAAAACCAAGACTATTACCATCCCCTGCATTAGACTGCCCTGCGACGACAATGACGTCTTGGACGCCCGCACGAAATAAAGCCAAATTTCCCATTAGAAACCATACCCACTTGTAGCGTCACGCTGGTTAGCACTGATCGCTCCCGCGTTTGCGGACTGATCCGAATTCCAGACGATTATTTCCGCGATATCCCCGTCAAGCACGCCTGCGGAGAAGAAGCCAACAAGTAGAGTGCTATTGCTCCAAACCGCGCCTCCATCGCTCACCGCACCTTGCCCGGCGCCATTGACGAATCCTTGAGAAGATGTGTTGTCAAACAAAGCTCCGATTGCATGGAAAGAACCGTCAGCAACCGTGAATGTCGGAACACTTCCTCCAAATATCGCCATAGAGTCAGCCGCATTGGAGAATAGTAATCCTGGTGCGGCGCCCGCTACACCGATCAAATTAACGAAAGTTGTTCCAGAGGTCCGTTGGGCTACCGCCGAAACAAAGAAGGGCTCCGTCGTTGTAACGCCGGAAGTCGTCATAAAATAATTGCCATCCGCGTCCGAAAATTGTGCGGACACGCGGCCACTTCCAATTCCAGACGGATTGGCCGCAAAGGGGACGCCATCGAGCCCAGTGAAAGGTATCAAATGGTTAGACCCTATCTGGTCGTACCATTTCATTATTCTTCCGGTGGTGGAGGCCAAGAACGTCGCAATCGAAGCAACGTCCAACGTTCCATCAGATGTTGCACCAAATGTCTGCGTAGTTCCGTCTGAAGCGCGTTTTATATCGACGATACTTTTCACGCCGATGGCCGCAGCATTGTAGGCGCGCATCCCATAGTACGAAGCCGGAGTTGCAAGCCCGAGATCTCCAATTCCGCTATAAGTACCCGCCTGCGAAAGCGTCGCATCTTCACCCGTCACCGCAAACGAGCCTTCAGCAGCGCTCATTGAAATGCCGAACCCAACGGCTTCGCCAGTGAGTGCGAAGCTGCCCATTGCGAGCGTTCCGGCTGCGGCAGTCGATAGAGTAGCGTCCTCACCAGTCAGGGTGAAAGAGCCTTGAGCGGCTGAAAGAACAGGCACCGTTCCTTGCGTGAACGTCACATCTTCGCCGCTAAGCGAAAACGCGCCTTGGTCCGCACCGAACGAATAGTCGGCGGACATGGTGTCGCCTCTGAGGGAAAAGTGTCCCACCTTGGCAACGAGCGTATTCGGAGGCGGAGGCGGTCCTTGCTTGACCCCTCCTATGCTCCCCATCCTGCCGAATTGGCCGAACATCGGTTATTCCTTTAGGCTAGCTGCAACACGCCATTGGCAGAATCGAAATCGACCGTGAATGTACCGCCGCTTGCCAGATTCACTTCCGACCCGAAGTCCCACCAGCCGATCAACTCGCCATTCGTCGCGGTCGAATTGTAGAGCACCACATAGCGGAACTGAGCGATTGCGCCGCCGGCCGCGGTAAAGGTGACATCACTGCAAACGAGCTTTTCGGTCCCGCTGGAATTGGAAAGCGTCGCGGTCGTCGCCGTCCCGCCGGCGCTATAGCCGTTACCCGCAGTAATTTCCGTGAGATCAGCCTTCTTGGTGTTGGTCCGAACAGGTGCGGTATCGGTCAACATGACCTTGAGCGTATCGGAAGAAAGGTTATGCACTTTCTTGCAAAGCGCATCGACGAACGAATCGAACTTGTTGAATGTAGCCATTGTGGTTCCTTTCTAGGTTGGTGCTACGCGTACGGATCGACGATCGTGAATCCCGCGATCGACCGAGGATGTATTTTGGTGAGGTGGTTCGAGGTATTGGCATCCCACGCCAGCCAGACAGAGCCGATCAGATGCCGTTCAAGGACAAAGACGTGGTGAGGCTTAACAGCCACCATTCCCGGCGCGGGCCCTGTTCGGGGAAAGTGAAACCAGTTCGCCGCGCGCCAGAGAGACCGGATGGAATGCCCGAATACGCGGACAGCCGCACCGCACCCACAGAACGAGATAGGAGGGCATCCTGTTGGGTGCGGTACGATCTGCCCCACTGCAGAGACGTGATGGTGGTGGATTGGCCGAGCTTCGGCGTTCAGTGACAGCGCCAGAAGCGCCATCACTGCCAGTACAGTTCGGATCATGTGTGCTTTCGTTCAGTCCCTAGGTGAGTTGCTGTTCAGATGCTCAATGCGATCCGTCATCCGATCGAGCCGAGAGGCGATCTCACTGCGAAGATCGCCAAACCCTTTTTCCATTCGCGCGATGATAGTTTCAAAGCTACCCTTGCGCACAAACTCATCGCGGGACCAGATTTCGACCTGATAGACCTTGGCCGATATTGCCGAGAGTTCTTTCACAAATTCGGCCCGGAGCGCCATTTCCGAGCGTGACAATTTCCAGACGACGCCTACTGCACTGGAGATGATCACCACTTCCAGCGATAGCGCCGCCAAGACCAAGGTCCAATCTATCATCCCTAGAAAGCCTTTCAGGATGACGCCGCGGGCGCGTCAGGATCGACTTGGGCTGCGATGGCCTCGAAAGCCGTATCCACCTGAGCGTCGAGCTGTTGCAGCGTGGCGAGCTGATCGGCCGTCGTGGCCGAATTGGCCGACAGTGCCGCGATGATGTTCTTGACCGGCTGATACAGTGCCTCCACTTCCTGGATGATGAAGGGCAGCATCTTGGTCAAAGCGTCTATGATGGACGCAATAGTCGCGCTTTCGGCGCTCGATAGGACGAGCGGCAAAAGCTGCTCGATCATCGCGAGGACGGCGGTAATGGCTGCGGTCATTTCGAAGCTCCAACGGTTGATGCGGCAGAAGTGCTGAGGGTGTTGATCGCCGCAACGAGGGCGTTATAGATCGCGCTCGGGGCCGCAGTGTTGCTGGTGACGTAGGTTTCAAGCTGGTTGCGAGCCGCCCGGCCAGCACGGACTGCCTTGATGACAGTGCGGCGGCTGTCAGCCGAGCAAGCCGAGATCGAAAGATTGGCCTTGCAATATGACAGGTATTGCGTGGCCGTTGCTTCAAGGGCATCGAACGAGTTCGCGGCCACGATGATGGTAGTGGGCGGAACGGTCGTTTCAGTGACGACGTGATAGACGGTCTGGAGCTTCTGCAGCTCAGAGGCGCACCCGCCAAGGCTGATTGCGCCGAGCACGAGGGCTGCGGCAAGATATTTGCGCATGGGTTTCTCCTTACTTGGCGCTGTCGGCTGCGTTGTGGTCCTTGGCGAAGATCAAGGCCAAACCGCCGGTGATCATGCCCATGGCAACCTGAGGATCGATTGGCGCTTGTCCGGCGATCTTGACGCCGAGCAGTGACAGCACGCCGAGCGCGACCGTTGCCGCCCCTCCGGCCGTGGTTTTCCAATTCGCAAAGAGCGATTTCATAGTGTCTCCAAATGTGATGCTTAGATGCGCGAGGCCGTCGCGCGGCGGTTCAGTGATTGAAGCCCGAAGCGAAAACGCTCAGAATCCAGACAAGGATTGCGATGACTCCAATGGCGCCGAGAACGCCGCCGATGGTGTAAACGACCATGCCGATCGTGATTGCGTGGTCCATCACAGGCCAGCCAATTTCGATCGCAGGAGATAGCCTTCCAGCGCCCAAATCTTGTTGCGGGCATTGTCTCGGGCGATCTTGCGGCCGATTTCCTCGTTGAAATTTTCCGGCGATGCCGCTGCGCTTTCACCGACGACCTGGAAGCCATTTCGCAAGGTCAGAGCGCAAACCGTCATGGTTGTGCCGGGGAATACGTAGTAGGCTTCCGACTTGATCGTGTCGTCGATATGCTGCGGATTCAGCCGCGGAGCGTTCAGCCCCTTAGCCTGAATTTCCTTCTCGATAGCCTGTTCGTCATGGTTAGCCATTGCAGTTCTTCCTCTTCGGGATATGCCGGAATCCGTCCGGCGCGGTTCAGTGAAAGAAGACCAGAGGCCAAGTCAGGACAGCGCGCCAGCGAGGTACGCCGGCCCAGATCGATTCATCCGTGTTGGCAATCACGGCGATGCCGAACAGAAGCCAGCACGCGAGGAAAACAGCGGCGATCTTGAATAGCTCGATCATGTGACCTTGCCCGACCCGAGCGTGCCGGCGACCTGAACCGACATCTTGTCAATGGGAAGCGGCACGGACTTGGGCCAGTAGAAACCGACCAGCCCGAAGTTCGAGCCGTGAGGATTCAGGAACTCCTCTTTCACCTGATCGCCTTCATTCCCCCCAAGCGTCTTGATGTAGCCGTGACTGTCGATCCCGGTGACGAAGCCGACATGACCGAGCCCGGAGGATTTTGAGATGCGCCAATACACGACGATGGCCCCGAGTGACGGGCCGGGAAGCTCCACGAAATCAGGGGAGTGGCGGAAGGACTGAGAGGACGGCGAGCGGGTGCCTTTGATCCCGGCCTGTTCTAGAGCCGCGTTTGCAAATATCGCACACCAGGGCTCTCCTTCCGCACCGCACTTCGCAAGCGCAACGTACCGGCGGATCACCGGACCGCGATTTTCCGGCAGTTCTCGCTGACCGATCTCTTTTCGTGCCCAGATCAGCCACGGAGGGGCTTGTTCGACCATTCCAGTTCTCCAAAAGAAAAAGCCGCCTCGGAGGGCGGCTGTTCAGAATCAAGAGCGAAGAAGTGAATTCCCGCGAGTCAAGCCCTTTACACGGGCAAATTGCAAAGGATAGCTTCCGTCCTCTACCCGCCCCAGAACCAGGAAAGAGCAAGGAATGGCTGAGGTGTCATTTCGCGATCTGAATGAATCAGATCGTGACAACCTTTTTCATTGGCGCAACTCTCCCGAAGTCTCGCGCTACATGTACCACAACGAGGAAATTCCTCGCGCCAATCATGATCGCTGGTTTTCAAACGCACTGAACGACACCAATCGAAAGTATTGGATCATTCAGGTTGATGGAACGCCAGTCGGCCTACTGAACCTCTACGATATCGACTTGAAAAACCGCAAGGCTGGATGGGCCTATTACATCGGAGACACGTCGAAACGCGGACATGGTTTTTCGAAGCGATGCGACGACTTTATCAAGAACTACGCCTTTGAAACGCTCGGCCTTCACAAGTTGACCTGCGAAGTACTGGAGTTTAACGAAGCGGTTTGCCGCATTCACGAGCGAAATGGCTTCCGCAGAGAAGGCGTCTTAATGGACCACATTAAGAGAGATGACGGTTTCCACAATGTGGTCGTGTTTGGCCTCGTTGCGCCGGCTGCGACATAATGGAAAGGAATTCTGAGATGGCCGTCCCGCGTTTAACCCCATCTAAGGTTCTGAATGCCTCTGGCTTGGTGCTTGATCGATGGGCCGAATTCGTCGGTGCAGCACCGCGTGATGTTTTAACTGAAGGCGAAACCACGGTAGACGATGAAGCGCTCCGTAAGCGCATCTTGAAAAAGCTTCCATTCCGGTCTGATCCAATCAGATGATCCTCATGATGTAATTGCAAACGATCGATGGATTCATGATCGGATGCGCGCCGCCTCCAGTGTTGCTCGACGAAACAGCGACATTGTTGGACCCTGAGAAGCTGAAGGTATTCAGATTTGAGCCGTTGATGCCAACCGTGCTGCCTCCAGATCCCGTTACGATACTAGCGGTCGCATTACACGAACCATAGACTGAGCCAGTCGTGGGGCCTGTTACGGTGATCGTATTGCTGCCGTTCGATGTGATCGACGGGATTTCACCAGCGCTGAGAACGTGATTTTGCGCGCCACCCGCCGCTCCTAATGTCGTTCCGTCAATACTAGACCCGGCGGTCGTGACGCGACCAGCGGCCGAACCGTTCATGTTATCTTTGCCTATAGACAGGCGACCACGCTTATCGGGCAAGTTGAAAGTCGTCGAACCGTCTCCCGTTCCGTATGTCGTCCCCATTGCAGCGAACAGACCGGAATACGTTGTGCGGGAAATCGCCTGACCAGAAGGGAACACAAACGAGCTGTTGGGCGTCGTCGGAAGCCAATAATCGAAACCGGCTCCAAGCGGCACGTTATATGGATTGCCATAGAGACTTTGCAGGTAGAACGCGCCATCCGTGTTGTTGTAGATTGCGACGTAAGGCGTTCCTTCGATAATGGTCCCCGCCTGCAATTCGACGCTCGGAGCGGAGCGCAAGGGCTTCGCGGTTAATCCATCGACGCTCAGCGTAACGGTTGCATCGTTGGTCGTGTGCGGCGTGAACGCAATCACCTGCCCGTCAAGATGTGCGAGCGTATCAAAGCCGCTATTGCTCGAAACGGTATAGGCCGTAGATGTGCCGGCAGTAACGATTGCCCCAGAGATATCATCGCGGTACATCGCGAGAGCTGCCATGGCCGCCCGCGCGCTGTCGTTAAGCTGGCTTGGTGCCATCCCCTCGCTATAATTGATAGTAGGATCGGCAGTTGCATTGTTGTTGGCAGTCTTAGACCATTTCCAGAAAGGCATTCCTTACCCCTGCCGTGCAAAGATCGGCGCTCGCTGGGCAAGCGCTTGTTGAAGCCCTGACAAATCGATGGGTTTACGCGGTGCGAAATAGATCGGCGCGGCCTGAGCCTGATCGACCATTGGCACGCTTTGAGGGGCCGGGGCCGATTGAGGTGCAGCTTGGGCGAAAATCGGTGCCTGCTGGGGCGCTATGGGCTGCGCTGGAGGGCCATTTGTCGGGGCTGGCGGACTCGCTGGCGGGCTTTGTGCGCCCGGCTGCGGGACACTCGCCCCCATCTTTTTCGCGGCCCACGCCTGTAGGCCCTGCGCTGTCATGCCCTTTAAGAAGGGATTAGCCTTGACGACTGCCGGCCCAAGGATATCCCCAACCGGGGCATTCGGATCGGCCTGCAAAACCTTAACGGCGCCTTGCGGGCCCGCAAAATGAGCTAAATACGTCGTGCCGGGCGTGACCGGGAGTCCGTTCTTTGCTAGGATTCCCTGATTGTCGGAGGCGTAGGCATCCACCATCTGCTTTGCGATGACGGGATCAGTCTTGAGGGCCAGCAAATCGGCATCGGATTGACCCTGCGCCAAATCCGGCCGGTGAGCTTTGATTGTCGCGAGCCAGGTACTATCCAGGAATTGCCCTGGCCCCGAGGCGGACGAATTTGGATTGGTCGCGTTCGGATCGCCGCCGCTTTCGACGGAGATTATGGAGTCAGATAAAGCCATGTGGAAGTGGTACCTATTTCAGAGCGTCATAATTTTTGCAGTCGCCGCTACCAACATTCATTGGCATTGGGCTCCGACCGGACATCTTGCCGGATATATCGGGGTAGGCGCAGCGTGGTTACTGACGCTGCTGCTCAACTGGCTGTTGTTGAGGTACAAAATGCTGCGCGCTAATACCGGCGAGGATGGCGGCCGATTGTTTAGGCAAGAGCCGAATAAGCTGCGGGGGCAGCGATTGCGCCACCCTTAATGCCTCGGGCGAGCGCGAGCGGATCAAGGTATCCAAAGCTCGAACTTTCTGCCCGGCGTTCATGTTATTGAGAGCTTTCAACGCAACGCCAGTAGTCGGCGCGGCAAGCGCTCCAAAAGGACCGCCGGCAAAGAAGCCCGCCGCGCCTGATGCTATCGAGCCGAGCCCCCCGCCACCACCTAGCAAGTTGCTGACATGGCGCATCACGTTTGCCGAGGTCGAGCCGCGCACGAAAGATTCCATCGCGGAGCGCTCTTCAGCGCTCAAGCCGCGCGATAGTTTCGGAGAAGTCAGGATCGACCGAACGCGCTGCCGCAATGCGTTTTCGATATTGTGCCCCGAGTTGGCGGAAGCCGCCTGCAATTCCGCGGCGTCGATCTTGTCGGTGAGCATGTTGGAGCGCTTGGCCGCAGCCCAATTGCCCCGCGCGTTTCGCAGGATATCGTTTGCCGCTGCTGCATCGCCGGCCAGCAAGTCCGACTGGTTCAAGTTCGGCAAGAAATTGTCGATATGAGAAATCGCCTTATTGGCTGCTACACTGTCGGGCGTCGGAATGCCGGATTTGCCGACTACGCCAAGAGCCTTCCTTACGCTGTCGATGTCCTGCACAGAGACAGGACCCGGAGCATTTTTTAGCTCTCGAACAGTATCGAATACGGAAGCGCCCTGGTTCACGCGCGGTCGGAAACCTTGGGTGACCAAATCGTTTTCGATAGTGGCCCCTAGATCCTTTACCGCTTGGGGCTTGATCTTGACGGCCGCAACCGCCGGATCGGTATAGCCCGCGCGAGCGGCATCCTTCAGCGCATCGGCGCTAGGGACAGCTTGAGCAGCCCTCCGCGCCGCGACCAGTTCGTTGAATTTGTTCAAGCCGGCAGATGCCCCGGCTCCTCCCGCAAGCGCGCCGGCAACTTCTGCATATGGCTGCAGTGGCGTTCCTTCAGTGGCTTTGCCGGCTGCTTCGCTGGCGAGCGCAGGCGCAACGGCTCGGGTCAAAAACCTCGTTATTAGTGATTCCGGACCTCCGAGCGTAGCCGGCGCAAATTCGGTGATGCGCTGGGCGATTTCACCCGCTCCGGTTTGCGGCGTGTATTCAGGACCAGTCGTCGAGCTTTCGAGTTGCTGTGTCGTCGGCGGAACGTATGAGCCAGGCAAATCACCGCTTGGACCGTAATACTTTGCCGATTTAGCGGATTCGTCTTTCAGGAAATCAGATAGCCGCGAGAAGCCGCGCGGAATTGAAGGCACCAAATCTCCGATCTTCTGAGCCACCGAACCAAAATCACCAGCGGCGCCAGCCGTGCTCAAGGCGGTATGGACCAACCCTGAACCGATCGACTTGGCAACGTCGGTGAGCGTATCGACATCTTGCGGATGTTCGGCCGCTTGGTAAGGTTGTGACGGGTCGAAAGATGGCTTTGCGACCTCGAACGGCTGAGAAGGGTCAAAAGGCGGTTTGTCAGCCATTACTTGTAGCTTCCGTCAGGCTGAATATTGTATGTGTGACCGTTCTGAATGACCACCGCAGGCTTGGATGTTTTCGCTGGCGTGGCCCCTCCTTCAGGATTGCCGCCTCGCAATTTGACGATAGCCTTTTCGATCCGTTCGAGAGCCGCGCGTCCTTCAGGTCCGACGAAATCGAACTTTTGCGCGCCTTCCGGCCCGTAGATACTCTCGGCTTGGGCTTCCAATGCTCGCTGTTTCGACAAGATCAGATCGCGGCTTGCTTCGAGCGCGGCCGCCATTTCTTGCGGCGTGTTGTTCGGGCTGAAACGAGAGCGCGTTTCCTCGCGTTCCTGAACGCCGCCACCCTGCGAGCCTGAATAGAGCTTGCCGACTTCACCCGAGAACTTTGCAGCCTTATCTTCAAGCGCCACTGCATTCGCGCTGTTCGTTGTCGTCGTGTTTTCAACACGATTGATGAAATGCCCAACGGGTGCAAGGCCGAACCCGCTGCTGTTGTTCATCTTCGTCGCGGATTCCGCCAATTCGCCCAAATGACCGAGCGCGGTCCCCATCAGGATTTTCTGGCCGCCCACACTGTTCGGCGTCGTCGAACCGTACTCGGCCTGGAATTTCTGCCGAGTGCGCGACACATTGGCATCGAAGTCAGGCCAGATCGTTGCCACTACATCCCGCAAACGTTGCTGTTGTGGGTTTACGCGGCTGGCAGTTGGGAACGGCAAACGCCCTTCATGAACGGCCTCGGCTTGCGCTGCCAACGCGGGGTCTTTCGCGCGAAGTTCTTCAATCGTGGTAGGAGCCGAGGGAGAAGATGGAGGGGCCGAAATCGGGGTAAATGAACTCTGCGCATCGCTCGCGTCAGGATCAAAGACGCCGGCAATCTCGTTGCCATTTGCATCCTTGTAATGCTGGAATGTTCTTTTGCTTGGTCCAAACGTCTGCGCGATCAGCGTCTTCAGAAATTCGGTATTTCCCGGCTGCACGGCTGCCCTCGCAACAGCAGGATCAACGCCTTTGGCAACAAGAGCCCTTGCCGTGAGATTTGCAGCTTGCGCTTGCTGTTGCTGCGCGATGCCATAAGGATCATTCCGCTGACCCGTGAGAGCAGCCACGACGCTACCGATCAGGCCGCCGCCATGACGTAAGTTCTCATAGCCGGTCATGAGATTGCTGCCGATGCCGGGACCGGCCGCGGAAGGCTGCGCCGCCGGTTGCGAGGCGACGGGAGGTGCTGAAACCGCCGGAACGGGCCCGGTCATTTGCGCATTCGCCTGCGACGGTGCACCGACAGGGCCAAAGGGATACTGCGCCGTATCAAGCGGGCTGGCCTGGGCGTTCTGAGCCGGCGCAGCAACCGGACTGCCGGCGAAGACAGGCGCAGACGCCATTGCAGGCTGACTATACTGCGCCACGTCCGAAGGCATCGGGCCGGTTTGTGAGGGCGGCGCGTTCTTCTGAAGGCTGGCGAGGAACGAAAGCAAGCCAGCAGCAGGATCGGCGCCGTTCGGATCTGAGAGAGAGTCGAGCAATCCAGCCATCAGAGGAACCCAAGCAAGCCAAGAATGCCGGAGCCGCCGGAAACGGCACCGTTTGCGCCCGTGGATGGGCCAGCTCCAAGAAGACCGCCAAGGCTGGCAATCTGCGAGGTCAGAGAAGCATTGTTCGTCGTGTTGGACGTGCCGCTCGAATTTGTCCCCAGCCCCGCGATCGGAATCCCGATCTGAGCCAATAGCCCGAGGTTCTGCGCCGGAATGCTTTGCCCAAGTTCGGCAGCGGCCAATGCTGCGGTAGGGCCATAATTCTGAGCCGTGAGCGCCGAGTTTGCCGCTCCGATGCCTTGGAGCTGGTTGTTAACGCCCTGCTGGGTAAGGCCGCTGAGAAGCCCCGAGGTCGCATTCCCAGCGTTATAGAGGTTCTGCGCCGCGCCCTGCTGGTTTTGGACGTTCTGGTTATATTGATTGGCGATCAGCGCTGCATCGCCCTGCGTAAGACCTCGCGCTAGCGTTTGGGTATTGGCACCCGATCCGCTTCGGCCGGCAGCGGCAAACTGCCCATTGATCTGGTTGGTGATGTCGCTGTTGGCCGTGTTGAGTGCATCCGAGAATCCCGGCGTGCTCATCGGATTGTAGTTCGTGTTCGAGGCCAGCGGATTGGTCTGGGCCACGTATTGCGAATAGGCGTTGTTGATCGCGCCGGCCTGATTGGTCGCGCCACCGCCGTTCAGCAGATTGCTTGCCACACCCCCGATTTGGCCGGAATAGGGATTGCCGGCCGCCGCGTTCTGCTCGAGCTGGGCAATCGCGTTGCTCTCAACTGAGTTCAAGCCGCTGTTCTGAACCAAGGGATTGAGCGCGCCTACAATTCCGTTGACGACGTTCTGCCCGGTATCCCAAGGCGTCGTACTGGACTGCTGCGTGGTCTGGCTCGTGCTAGTGCCGCCCATCTATAACACCTTCTGCAAAACAACGTGCTCGACCTGATATCCCGTCAATGCACGCTTCCACCCTTTGCGTCCGAATATTCGGACGCATCGGCATCCTTCCGCTTTCGCGTATTTCTCGATCTGTTCAAGCAATGACAGCCAGCGATTCCGGTAGGAGCCACCACACGCCACCACAATGCCGATCTTGTGCTGACCGGATTGAACGATCTTCGTTGTCGCCGCAGCCTCGATACGATCACTCCAGGCCAGCCAAAGAAGCTGCTCGCCGATCATCAACTCACGCTCGACCACAACGAAATCGGATAATCCTGTCCGGTCACAGGCGGACTTGATCAGGTTTGAAGCGTGCGGCCAGATTTCATTGATCCGGGCTGGATCGACGCAAACGAGTTCAACGGACACGCCGCGCCCTCAATATCGCAGTCGTTACGCCAAACGTGCCGGTGCTAAACGTCGCCTGCCCGCTCATGAATATGGTGGTCGTTGAACTCAGGGACATCCGAACAGGCCCCATCACGCCGGATATGGAAGGATCGGTCATCGTAAAGCCGCGAGTTCTAAATGCTTGGCCCGCGGTGTTTACCGGCGTGGCGGTTACAAGATTTATGCTCGCCCAAGTGTCGGTTACTGAGGGATTTGAGCTACCGTTAAACGTCACGCCGGCCGAAACATCCCAATCGCCCGCAGTAAGCGAAATGCTGGTAAAATCCTTCGGCGTGTTGGTCGTCAGTGAGATGCTCGAAACACTGGAACTGATCAACTCTCCGATATTTCCAGCCGTCGCGTTGTTATTTGTCGTGGTTCCCGGAATCAAATCGCTGGTGTAGTCGCCTTGCGCAGGCGTAATCGCTCCTGTCCGCGATTTAAAGCTGGTCACGAAAGTAGCAGGGAGCGCTCCAACTGTCGTTTGAAGTGTTGAAATATCCGACTGCGCCGTGGCAATATCGGATTGCGCCTTTTCAACCGCGTTGCCTATTCCCTGGATCGATCTGTTCTGCTTCTTCGGGTCGGTTTCAGTCGTGGAAGGCTTATAGAGGCTCATTGCGTGCCGTTTGTCGTCGTGTCCGGCTCAATGCCGGCTGAAAACGTCCATAACGTTCCCGCAGGGATGCGCTGGCGAAACCGCACATACCTTGCATCGCGCATCATGTCGAAACGGCCTGTCCGCGCGCTCACGCCAACCTCAGAACCGATGATCGGCGCCACCAATTGCGTGTCACGATAGGAGATCGAGCCGAATAGCGTCGCCGCATCGGTGATTGGGCGAAATCCCTTGACCGTTAGCCGTTGACCGTCTGTGCCCTGCTCGGCACTCTCGAACGTCGCCTCAACATTCTGCCCAGTAAAGAAGCCGAGCTTATGCGTGCTGCCAAATTGAGCGATCTGCGGCTGAACCGCGGTCGGGTATGAATCCAGCGAGACGATCAGTGCATCGAGCGAGCCGCCGATCTGACCACCACTGACGTAAGCATTCGTGAATGTCGATCCGGTCAAGTCGATATGGGTGCCATCAATGACGGTAAACGGCCATGAGCCGTTAGCTTCTGTCGTCCCCGTCACGCCATAGACAACGATATTGTTCTGGCCGAGGATCGTGAAATCGGAGTTCGACTCCGCGCTCAGCGTCAAGCGGATCGCGCCAGATCCATTGTCAGCCGCACCGGTGATCGTCAGCGGGGTCGGCGCCAATGCGTCGAGATTTTCCAGCGTGATGCCGCTTTGAGAGAGGCCCAGCAGATATTCGCCGGAGACCGATAGCGTGAACCACTTGTCGAGCACCCGATCATATCCGATGATCTTGTCATAAAGACCGGTGCTGCCCGAGATTGACTTATAGGCCCAATAGATGCGCGTATTGCGCGGATCAGCCGCACCCATGAACAGTTGCAGATTGCCCTTGTCGAGATCGGCAAGGAATGTGCGGTCAACCCGCTCGCGTCCGATCTGCACCGGGACTTGACCAGGATCGATCTTGTAGAAGCCCTGGCCGGCATAAAAGAAGATCGTCGATCCGGCCCGAATGATCGAATATGGCGCATAAAGCCCCATGTCCTGCGTGATGCGCTCGATCTGGAAAATCACGTCTCCCTGCACATAGGACATTGAGCGAATGGCCTGATCCTGAAAGATCGTGCCGAACTCGCCGCCCGCCACACCTCGAACAATGCCCCCATCGGGGAAGTCCTGAAAGTCGGACTGATTGACGCCTGCGGTCCAACTGTCCGACGAATTGAAGTCGCTCAACCCTGACCATACAATGCGATAGGGCGTCGAGAGTAGTCCCGAGAGCACGAGAAACTGACCCACGACGCTGATGTAAGCGGCCTGCGGAGGCGAGCCCAGCGCGTTCGCAAAGGCCGTCGAGGACGTGAGATCGAACACCTGCAGCAGCGCGTTTGCCTGCGTGGCGAAGACGAAGTTCCCTGTCTGGGCAAACTGCCACTGAGCGCTGGCGCTCAAGGCGCCGTAAGCAGCCCCATCGAGCGAAACGTCAGTCCAACCAAAGTCGGTATTGTTGAGTAGATAAAGGCGATCACTTGTCGCCGCAAAGATGGCAACGGAGCCATCAGCCTTCAGCGCATAGAAGCCGCCGCGGCACGGAGCCGGTAACGCTTGCGTCAGTGTCGCAAAATCTGGGAACGGCCCGTATCCATCGCCGCGGGGGACGACGTTAAGGATATTGTGCGCAGCCGTTTGCGATTCATAATCGCTCGTATCGGGCGTCCAAGATCCCCACGGCAGCAGCGGCATTAGGGTGTCACGCCTGACGACCGGACAACGAGAGGACCGGCATTAAAGTTTGATGTCAGGTTCAGATTATTCAAATCATCAAGTGCGGTTTTGAACCCGAGCCCCCATGTCTGAATGCGCGCGTCTTCCTTGATGTACGGGGCGGATTCCAGGAGCGCGCCGTACAGGTAGAGATCGGGCGCGAGCGTCAGCAGCCAATTGGTTGGATTGTCAGCCGACAGAGCCGGAATATTCTGCCGATACACCATCTCGATCGTATAATCGGCGTCTGGCGTCGGCATCAGCTCGATTTCGGCGCCAATGACCGAAAAGAATAATGGCTGACCCGGTGCATCGCCTCGTTTGGTTCGGTATTCGTCCATCTGGACGCCCGACAGGAAAGAAAGATTGGGCTTGCCGCTTACGCTGGAAAGCCGAATGCGCCGCATCGATTGAAAATCAGAGGGCAGATCAAGAAACTCTGGCTCATCACTGGTCACGTCAATATCGAGCGTGATTCGATCTTCCATCTGCCGGACGAACAGATCGCGGTTGAGCTTGGCTTCGGTGAGCTGGATGAAGGTCGGAATGCGCGCAATCAGGGTCGCATCCTGATCGCGCGCAAGGTACTCTGTAACAGCGTTCTGGAGATCGGTATAATTCGCGATCATCAGCTACCGAACCCCATGAAGCCCTGCACTTGCTGGCTATCCGTGCGCAGATATTTCCACTCTGGATCTTTCAGCTTGCGCTCGACCAGCGCGTCCATCTCGGGACCGAAGAGCTTGATCGTGACGTTGCCGCGCTCGTACTCCTCATTGAGCCATCGCGTCAGGATGACGTTGGGGATCGACGCGACATGCCGTCCCCAATCGGAGCGCTGCTCCATTGAGCGGAGTTGTTTGTTCCGCTCAAGGATGTCTTCCACGTCTTGGACATGCTCTACCGCAATGCCCTTTCCGTTGGAGTCGAGATGGAAGCGAACGTCTACGGTCATGAGACTTCCGTCACGTTCAAAGTCCCGGCCTCCGTCGATTGAACGGCTGAGACCTTTTGCCCTGGCGTGATCGTAAAATACTCGACCTCACCCGCCGGCATGAATGTGCCAGACGTGGTTGCGGTCGGGGAATTGTCGATCGCGATAAAGGCATCGGAGGTACAGACCACCCGCACCTTATAGGTTTGGGAGCCGACGCCGTTGGTGATCGTTCCAGCCGTATCCGTGTAGGATGCGGACTGGACCGTCCCAAGACGCCCGGTTCCGACGTATTGAATGGCGCCCATGGCGTGGCTCTCCGATCAGCGAATAACGACCGAAACCAGACCGGGGATGGTCGCGCCGGTCGCGCCAGAAGGAGTGACAGTGATCTTATCTCCCGGATTGACGCTGGCGTTTGCAGCATTGCCGCCGAAATCAACATAGCCGACATTGCCAGCACCACCGGTGATAGTGAACGTGCCGACAGTGCCAGCGGGCGTGGCAACCGTCATGGTCACCGTTCCAGTTGCGCCGCCGACATCAACTCCCGACGCACCAACCACGCGGCCAACCTTGGTCGAGACAACCGAGGCCGCGACCGGCGTTCCACCGATTGAGGTCGTATAGCCAGGATGAGGGAGATCATTGAAAGGGTGGTTCTGAGGAAGTGACATTGAAGCCTCCAAGAAAAAGGGCGACCCGAAGGCCGCCCGTAAGGTTGAGGATGATTGAAGGCTTACGAGGTGGTGTTGTCGAACACGCCGCCGCTCGCCTTTTCATTGCGGGCGACCAGGGTGTACTCGGACAGGATCATGCGCTTCTCGGTGTCACCCGTGCGCGCGATCGGCAGAGACACGAACTTGCGGCCGTTGAGATAGGCGACAGCCCACTTGTCGGTCTCAAGCACAAGGACATCGCGGCTACGCTGGAAGCGATCCGGCGCCACCTTGAGCCGACCGAAGTCGGACTCATAGGCATCGACGGAGGCGGTGATCTTCTTCGAACTGGTATTCTCGATCGGCGTTGCCCGGCCGGTGAAGGTCGAGAATGCCTGCTTGTTGAACGCGCCGGTGGAGATCAGGTTCGGCTTGCCGCCGTTGGTCCAGATCGAGGACAGCACGGTCTTGAGCCGGGCTTCCGTGAAGCCGATCTGCGTGCCATCGGTGCGCGTGCCGGTGCCGTCAGCCGCCGAAGGATCAGCAGCACCACCCGCCGATCCCTTGGACGTGTTGGACTTGATCCAGGACAGGACCGAAGCGGTGTTACGCGCAGCGGAATCGCTGCCGGCGCTCTTGGCCTGATTGGTGCCAAAGAGAACAGTTTCCATGTCGCGCTTGAGTTCCATGCCCTTCAGCATGGCCTGGTAGTCCATCTCATTCTCGCGGCCAGCGTGGCGGACGGCCTGCTGGGTGCCGGTGACGGCGGCGGTCTTGGTGCTGATCTGGGCGATATTGCCAAGACGAACGGTCGGCGTAACAGCGGTCGCTGCGTATTCATTGCCTTCAACTACCGCGTTGGAGCCGGAAGCTGCCGCCAGCGCCTGGGTCTGCCATTCATGGTTCACGGCAGAAGCTTTCTCGGTCTCGACGGCCGACATCAGCGGCGTATCGGTCGGATCGATGCGATAGATCATATCGCTGAGGTCTTCGCGGTTGCCGATCGCCTCGTAGGTGGCGAAAGCGTTGCTGAGAAGTGCCATAGTGTTGGTTCCTTATGATGCCCGGCGCTGTGCGTTGCGGCGCGCGGCGAGAAGCTCGGCCGCGTCCTTCAGACTGCCGGAATTGTTGAGTTTGCTTTCGAGGGCTTGGATGACGCCTGCATTCCCTTGCGGGCGCGCAGTACCGGGACGCTGAACCGGCGGAACGGGCTTGGCTGCTACCGTCGCTTTGGCCGACTGGATATCGGATAGCTTCAGGTCGGAGAAAATAAGCTGCTGAATACGATGATCGTAAATGGAAAGCTTCTGCTTCCCACTTGCGAGAGCGTTCAGCTCTTCCTGGCTGAAGCCGAGATTACCCAATCGTTCGGCTGCGCGTTTCTGAAGAGCGGGGCCTTTTTCCTTGTCGGCAAGGTCGGGAATGACCTCGGCGGCAAGCGCATTTTCCTTCTGGACGTGTTGCGTCCAGGAGGCTTGCTGTTCGGCTGCCTGCCTCGTGTTCGCTTCCTGCACTGCGGCATGAGCGGCCACCATTTCTTTCTGGTGAGCGTCCCATTGCAGATAACGAAGCGGGTCGGTGACAGACAGATTCCTGACATCCTCGATAGTCTTGATGTCGGGAAAGTCGCGAAGCTGCTCCCTTTCGAGGATCTTCAACGCAGACTTGGCCTTCTCTTCGTACTGTTGCCGTGCTTGTTCCGCTGCCTGCTCTTTGGCGGTCAAGCCTTTGAGCTTTTCAGCGTTCTCATTTTGGACTCGGCGGACTTCCGCGCTGGCTTTCCTGTCCTGCTCGAGCAGATAATCCTGCATGTCAGGGTCGAGTTTATTCCAGCGGTCAGTCTGGTCCTTCGTCCAAGACCTCGGGAGATCGCGTAGCGGCTTTTCAGCCGGGGCGTCTTCCTGCGTCTCGCCGGTAGCCTCCTCGGGAGGGGCGGCGTTGTCCTCTTCGGACAATTCCTGTTCTGCGGTCGCCTCATCAGCGCTCTCGGCAGGTTGATCTTTCGGCCGGCGCGCGGCAGCCAATGCGCGTGCAGCATCGGAAACGGAAAACTCGGCTCCAGCATCGGCCGGGGCTTCGATCACAGCAATGCCATCGCCGCCCGCTGGGGCGCCGGTCTCGTCAGTCATGTGATGTCCTTCAGATTATGCCGAACCGCTTCTTGCGTTCGGCTGTTTCGGCCAGTTCTTTCAACTCGGCCGCCGCAAGCTTGCCGTCAGTCACGATCCGGTTGAGATGATCCCGGACCTTCCCGACAATGTTGATAGCGAGGAACAGCTTTTCCCGGCCTGATACGTCTTCAATCGTGGTCGAGCGCCAGGCGTTCGTGTAAGCCTCTTCCAGCCCCTTGAACGCTTCGGCCAATAGCTCGTTGTCGAGTAGATTTTGCGCGCGTACGGCCTTGGCAGAGGCTTTGTGGAGGGCGGATTCGTCAGTCATTGGACTTCGCCGGCTGCTTCATCTGGTGCTCATGCGCCTGCGCCGATTGCTCCATCTTGGTATCGTGCGCATGCGCGGTCGCGATCATATCGAGTGCCGAATGCGCCATGTCCATCCGGTGCTGCTGGTGATCATGGTGCGCCTGCTGGGCAGCGCTGGCGAGCTGGATATGTGCGTCAAGAATCTTCAGCTTGGCCTGCAACGCGGCTTCAGCCTGCTTTGTCATCGCCTCCAATTGGGCCTCGAACTGAGCCAGCTTGGCCTTTTCCTGCGTGGCCTGCGTGTTGGCGGCGGCCTGAGCCTGGATCGCCTGCGTCTTGGGATCAGGCTGAGGCGGCGGCGGCGGATGC